ACAGTCCCATGACTAACAAAGCTAGCCTCATAATACTGGTACTATGACGTCTTTAACCAGGCTATGCAGGGAGACCCGTTTTTCTGTTATGCCAAGCTTAGGACAGACCAAAGCCCTTACGTAAAACAAAAGGCTATTGAGCAGGCCAAAAGACTGTTACCCAAGTATCTATACGACCAGTATTATGAGGCTAGCTTTGTTAGTCATGGGACTGTCTTTGGTGACCTCTCTGGTATGTGGGATGAGTCTCTTGTTGTACCCACTGGGGTGGTTAAGTTTTGGAGACACCCTAACGAGGCGTTGCGTCAAGGTGATATCATACATGGGGTTGACCCAGCTCAACGCCAAGACTATACAGTCTTTTACACAGTTAATGCACAGGGTCAGTTGGTTGGATATTGCCGGTTTAAGCATGTTCCCTACACCATGCAGGTGCTTAGACTTCAAAAGTATATTGAGACCTACTTCAATAAAGCAGATAATATGATTAGATACGACGCGACAGGTGTTGGTGTGCCTTTTGGAGATCTCTTGGTTGAGTCAGATATCGACGCTGCTGTAACACCTGTAGTATTTACAAACAAAAGTAAAAATGAGATGGTTACCAGGACAACCCTAGCCATCGAAGCAGGCTGGCATAAGGCCCCACGAATAGAGGCGATTGACCATGAGTTTAGCAGCTACGAACTTACAGTCACCAAGACAGGGCTACATAGGTATGCTGCTAGTGAGGGCACACATGACGATATAGTCAGCGCGGCTATCTTAGCTATAAGCTATGGGTATCAGAGTCACCAGTCAGAGGAGGCAGAGAAGTTACTTGAGGAGTGCATTAACGGCAAAATGCCAAACAAGGACAACGACGACCACATAGCGGCCTATGCTGCTGTGGCAACTGGTGATAAAGACGATAGCTTTTTTGATGACGAGGGAGGTAGTCAAGACGATGACTTTGATTTTGACATGGACAATGCATGAGCGAGCAAAAACCCAAACACTTCAGGATTATAAAGACAAGGTCTTGTAACAACTGTGGTAATGCTCGGCTCTCCCTTCCGTTTTACAAATGTCTCAAACATAATTTTACAATATGCCGTTACCCAGTAGAGGTACGTGAGCTGTCTCGTCACGTCTGTGACGACTACGTTAAAAAAAGAGGTTAAAGTATGTGGCCATTTAAAGGTAAGACAGATAAAGACTCTCAGGACGCTCAATCAATTAGCAATCTAACCAACCTAATGTCATGGTATGAAGTTAACGCCATGTTTGAGCGTCTTAGTGATAAGGCTAAAAAAGCCTATTCACTGTACGACTTTCAAAGCACAGAGCTACTTGACGAGTCTGGATACTTTGGTCAAGAGTTTAAGCTTAGAGCTACAGCAGGCCGTTTAAAAGCCCTGTATGCCCGTGAGCCCTGGGTCTATGCCACAGCCGCGTTAATTGCTCGTACCCTTTCAACAATTGACTTTTTGGTAGCTAATAGAAGTGACGACGAGATAAATAAGAATCACCCGCTTAACGAGAATCTTGAGACCGGTAATCAACTACAAGACGAGTACACCCTTAACTGGGCTGGTTACCTTGACTTAGGTCTTGGCGGTAACTTTTTTAGAGTAATGTCTGAGGATTATAAACAACAGACACAAATACCTGTTGAGCTAGTCAACATTAAGCTGAGAGACAATGAGGTTGAGCGTAAGGTTAAAGGTTTGATTGAGGGTATCGAAGTTGCTCAGAGTTATGCTGGTCTGGCTAAAAATCAATTCTTTAAAAGTGAATACGTTATACACCATAAGCTACCTAACCCATATACACCGATCTATGGCCTATCTATGTTTATTGCAGCGGCTAGGCCGATATTACTAGACCGTCACCAAAACGAATTCCAGTTAGCTTTTTATCTAAGAGGGGCAACTAATAGCGGTGTAATTGAGTCAACCGAGGACTTAACTAAGAGTCGTATGGACAGGCTCATGAGAACCTTTGAGCAGGCGTTTACTGGTAAGCGTAACTGGTTTCGTCAGCTCTTTTTGCCTAAGGGTGCTAAGTGGGTTAATGCTGGCCTGACTATGGCAGAAATGGAACACCTCGAAACTCTACGAGAGAATAGACGTACTCTGTTAGCTGTCTTAGGTATACCTCCCTCACAGATAGGTATTGTTGAGGATGTTAATAGAGCCACAGCCCAGGTACAAGAGGCTGCATTTTGGCGTAACACTATTGTACCCCTTGCTAAGTTTATCGCCTCTGGTTGGAACAACTCTTATCTTGTCAAAGAAGTCTATAAGAATGAGGTTTATGTACTGCCAGACTTTAGTGGTATCGAGGCCCTTGAAGGCGACTGGATTAACAAGGGTGAGCAGGGTAAGGCTGTACAGGACTTTATGGTTATCAATGAGATACGTACAGATATACTGGGCCTTAAACCTCTCAAGAGCACAGACCCAAGGGGCCTTTTATTTGTCAGAGAGATCAAGCCTAAGCAAGAGAGCCCCTTTGGTGATACGCCAACAAACGAGCCAGACCCAGGTGATATTGGGCCAGAGGAGGACAATTCCGACCCAGTACCAGAGCCAACAGACGAGGAGGACAAAGCAGCGTTTATGTCTCAGGTTAAAGCTAACGCGACAATGGCCCAGGACAGGGCAGAGCGTCAGCTTGGTAAGAAATATCACAGTAAACTACAGAACTATATAGACGCTAAACTCAAAGAGGCTGCTAGGGCTTTGGTTAAGGGTGACGACGTTAGAGGACATTTAGAGGCTTACCTAGGCGAGAGAGCTACCGATTACGTTAACGACGCTATGCCTGTACTAGAGGATGCAATGGAGAGGGGGTTTACTCTGTCTCATAACAACGTCAAAGACTTTAGGCCTGTACCTAAAGCTTATCGTTTTACTCAAGAGGACGAGGAGGCTACCAGAGTATTAGCAGACAGAACTAGAGACGGTAAACGTACAACATTGCAAAAACGCGGTATTGAAAGGTTCTATGGTTTTGATGACCAAAACACTGAATTGATTATGAGAGTAATCGAGAATGGCCATCAAGCAGGTAAGACCAATGAACAGATAGCTAAAGATATCGAGGACAATTTCGGTGAGAGTTATGGCGACCAGGCCTTTACCATAGCTAGGACTGAGACACTTAGCGCAGTAAGTGAGGGTATAGCCTGGCACCATGAGACTATGAAAACGATAGTTAGTGAGGTTAAAAAGCAGTGGTTTCACGCTGGTGACGCCACACTCTTAGGTGGGACTAATGCTGAGGCGCGTAATCCTCATGCTAAATTTGAACTAGAGGGTGAAGTAGCGTCTAACCATGTCTGGGTTAATAGTGAGACAGGCAACCATTTAACCCACCCCAGATCGCCTAATGGCGGGGCTGCTGACGTAATTAACTGTCGTTGCACTATGGTATCGGTGATACCACCTAATGCTACAAGTAATGCCGGGTCAATATTAGAAACTACATAATTAAGGAGTAATATAATGGGGCAATTAGTCATAACAGGTCGACCAGAGGATGTTGAGCGATACAAAAACGATCGCGGTGTCATTAACAATATTGACCCAGCTACAGGACAGCAGGTTGTCTATGGTGGGCTTAAAAGATTCTGGCAGAGTCTGGGCCAGCCTGTTAATCCAAACTTTAGCAATCCAGAGTTTAGGCTCTTAGGTGGGACCATTAAGTCTGTGAGAGATAGTACAGGCAAGGCCTCAGACGAACCTGGGTTTAATCCTGAGGACAAACTCCTTATAAGTGGTATAGCTAATGCCAATGTTGTTGACCGCGTTGACGAGCGTCTTGACCCAAGGGGTATTGAGATAGAGCACTATATGCTTAACAATATCCTACTGGCTGACCATATGTACTTTACTGACGCGGCTGTTGGGTTAGTTGATAAGTTAGAGACTGAGGACGACGGCGTACATTTTGAGGCTTGGGTAGGTCACCCTAAAAAAGGTCCTCTCACCGAAAAACAAAAGTCAATACGTACCTTGGTAGCCCAAGGTATTATAAAGACTGTAAGCGTTGGCTTTATTCCTAAAAAGATCAAAGCCCCAGTATACAGTGACGAGGGCACAATGATTGAGCCAGCCGTTATTGAAAAGTGGGAGTTGCTAGAATTGAGCGTTGTAAGTGTGCCAGCCAACCCTCTGGCGACCTTTGAAATGAGAGGTAAGGACGTTACGTTAAACGAAACTGGTAAAGGTAGTGTAAAAACATTGACAAACACAACCAATGAGGCCAAAAATAAAAGTAAGATCAACAGCGGCAAAAAGCAACTTGAGATAATTTACGAAAAGGAGAGTGACTTATGGTATTGGTTCTGGGGAGGGGTAAAAATTGCTCAAGCAGACCTAGACAGTACAACAGTCCAGACTCTTATCTTTGATAAAGAGAAATACAGCATGGAGGAGGCTGTTGAGTGGGCCAAAGAGCATGACTACAAGGCCGATAAAGTTGACGAAACAGATGGCTTTTACAGGTTACGACAGCGTAATCCTGACGATTTTGATGACGACAGCTTTAGGACTATCGACCTAGAGGACGGTGTACAGGCTGTCATTGGCAAACTTAAAAACGATATAAGTGAGGATGCAATGGACGAAAAAACAGCACAAGAATTACTCGACACCGTTAAAGATCTGGTTACAATGTCGCGTGACACCAACTCAAAACTTCTAAGATCAATCGAACTTAGTGAGACAATTCTAAGTCATCACGAGAAGGGCGGTAAGCCTAACGACGACGACAAAGACGACGATAAGGACAAAGATAAAGACAAAGACGACGACGAAAAGTCTATTGAAAAACAAGTAAAAGAAATGTCTGAGGCTGTCAAAGCCCAAGGCGAGACAATCACCAAGCTTGGTGTAATCGTTGAGAAGTTAATGGAGCAATCACAGGCGGGCTAAGGTGCCTATCCTTTGATATAGTTTTTTAATTTATAATTAAGAATTAAGGAGTTACTAAAATGACAGACAATATCAGCAAAATGTACGATGTGCTGACCAGTGGCAAGGCACCTGCTCAAACGAGCAAGCCTATCTTTGCAAAAGACCTTGAGCTAGCCAAAGCTTGTGGGGCTAGGTCTTTAAAAGACATCTTTGGCCGTAAGTTAAACGACAACGAGGAGAAGGGTGTAAGCGTACCGCTAAACTTTGGCTCTCGTAAGTCAACTGGTCTTTTGCCTGACGAAACACGTATGAGGTTGTTTTTGCTTAAGCAAGCACTAAGCAACGTCGAAATACAGGCCCAGTACAAGTACAAGACAATGCTCCCTTCAAAAGAGCAAATGAAGTCAGTACCAGAATTTAAAAACTGCCTTGAGCCAATGTTAAAAGCTTTTGACATTGCCTCTTGGGATACTTGGATTGATGAAGTCCAAGCGCGTTTTTATTTCGAAGAATATGAGTTACCCCTTATGTTACCAGATGAGTTTGACCAACTCCCAATGGACAGCTCAATTGTGCGTGTACCTGGGGCTCTTGGTAAGCTATATGGCTTGCTTGAAACGGACGACGCAACCTTTACCGGTCAGAGCAATACAAAGTCCTCTTATACGGTTGAATCTAAAAACAACGTCTGTCATGCAGTTATCACCCAAGACTTGCTTGACGACTCTAGCCCAGCCATTATTGACAAACTTCGTAAAGAGGTTGTCGCTGGTATCAAAAGGTCTCTTGACCGCTCAATCCTTGACGGTGACACAACTGCATGACAGACGTTGTTTTTAGATTCAACCGTATAAGAG